CTCGAAAATTGCTTATCCGTCGGGCGGGTTTGGAGCCATGTGGGGCAACTATCACGACTCGGGATTCGGCATTTCACTTGGGTGTTCAACCGTTGCCCTCAATTCGCAAACAACCGCCAATCTTGGTGAGCAGTTTATTGAGTCGGGCTTGAGTGATATGTCACGATACCGCCAACTATGGGCGATCAACGAATGGCCGTTTAGACGACCGACCGCAAACGGCGCAAACCCAAGTGGTGCTGAAGCGTGGCGAATACTCAGCACAAATACAAACCTCGCCAAAGACGGGCAGAGGGAGATATACATCGACGGGCCGTGGATGGGGCCAAGTGGCCCCGGTGCAGGTCAGCCGGATTATGTCGGCGAAGCGAACACCATCCAAGTGCCAGCCGTCTATGATATGCAAACTACCATAGCAACGGATGCTCGGCACAATCCAGCCCCTTCAGCGGGCGTTTATCCCGTAGGCCGCCCCGACTTAGGAAACTCCGTTGTCGTTGATACAACGGGGCTTATCGGCTTCGAGGGGCATATCACAGTCTCAGCCTTCTCCAATGTGAGCCTCAATTCAAATAGCGATGGGGACGACGCTCAACCATTAAAGCAGTATTTCTCCGGCCAATTATACGGCGGGCTCAACATACAGGTGCATAGCGGCTCCGGATCAACCCGAAACGGTGAAACATTGACGGCGGCTTTTGAACCTGCAATCCTCTATGGCTCAGATGGCGAAAGCACTCAACCAATGACTGACGCACTCAAGACATCCGCATCTCGAAAAATAAACAACGGCGGGTCGACTACCGATTGGGAGCCCACAGTTGATAGCAACAAAAGCACATTCTACAACATCAAAACCGCTTCGAGTTTAGGGATGTTTGGCCTCACACCCGCAGCCATAGGAGCCCATTCTCAAACGCTCGCAAATGGCAATAACCCGTTCAGCCAACTTCTCGCCATTGGATACACCGAATGCGATCGCTTACTCGGAGATGACCATCAAGCGGGAACCACATGGAACGGAACCAACAGGCTGACCTGTGCGTGGATGGCGGAAAAAATACCGACAAAAATCCAAGTGATTCCGAGCATTGTTGGATACAAAGACATCACAGTCACGCCGGGAGCAGCAAAATTAGCGGCGCACCCAACCGCCGGAAACATCACATTCCGAAAACCGATCGTGGATTATCATATCCTCGTTTCGGTGGTTAATGAAAACTAAATGCAACCAAGAACCGCTGACCTAAATCCAAAGACGGGGCAGGGTGCGCTCATGGGAACGGGCAGCACTCCACTTTCTCGCAACAATCCGGCTCCCGGAATGTTACTTAGCGATGCAAACTACGATCGCAAATACTGTGAGATCTGGCACAGCATTGTGCGTATCGAACCCGATATCTTAGAACAGGTCTATGTTGATCCGAGCCATTCGCAGTTTTCGAGTTATGTTGAACCCGACGCACAAAACATGGTTGTGCCAAGACATGATTTCAGAAAACAAGGCAAGCAAGGTTGGGGCTTGCATCAAGTGGTTCCCTTCCGACCGCTCGCAAACCGAACATGGAGCAGGGTTCCCCGACTATGCGCCACGATTGAGGCGGGCGGATGGCATCAGCGAGGTGGCATCGGTCATCTATGGGATGCGGATGTATATGGCGGAGAGTTATTTGTTGGGGCCGATATTATGCGCCCCGAAGATTTGAGCCCAAGCGGTTCAACGCATCAAACGAATCCAACAGACGGGCAGCGAGAATGGCGAAACTCGATTTGGGATCGTGGGCAGATAAACCTTGACGGAGATGTTGATCCGGCCTTGCCTACGGGTTCGGAGTTGCTCATCTTCAAATGGTCGCCGGAGGCGGATGATTGGTATCCCGGAAACGAGATAACAACCAAATACTCGAATCCACTTCAAACGCAGGTCAACTCATGGATGAAAGACGGCACTTTGACAAAGGATATCATCGATGGGCTGAACGGCCACACCGAGGAGATAAACAACCGATCCGGCTTTTTGCTTACGGATGAAATGAAACTCAAGACATCGTGCTGGGATGTTCACGATTGGGTATTCCCGCAGGTTGAGTTAATGGCATATCTCGGCCAAGAAGATAAGGGCAACATGGGCAGCGATGGTTCGGTTCCTTTGCACCCAACTCTTCACTGCTCGGCGTTGCGTATTATGGAAGATGGGAAAATGATGATGGCGGCGGTTCACCGTGACAATATCAAGAGCCCATTCGATTTCCCCTCGGCGGTCATTGGCAACCCATTCAACCCCGACTCCGGAGGCGGTGCTTGTCCGCCCGGTTATTATCAGCAAGGTGGCGAGTGCAAGCCAATTCAAGGAAATGGCAGCGACGATCCCGGAGGCGGGATGGTTCTTGACCCAATCACAGGGCAACCTCAACAACCGCCACAACCTCAAGGTGGAGGAGGAAATCAAACATCATCTGCCACCGTCTTTGGTTTGGTTCCTTCATGGGGAACGCTCATTGGAGGCACTTCGGCACGATCTCTCATCATGCTTTGGACGGATACCGAAGCCAAAAACGGGCGAGTTGTTCAAGGTCGGAGAAACTTCGGGCTCACTTGGAGCCATGTAGGAGACGGCGGATCAACCGGCCAATGGGTCGCAAAGCAAAGATGGCAAATGCCCGATACATGGTGGAGCGGTTCTCGAACGGCCTATTGGTTCCCGGAGTCGGGCCAAAGAGCAATACCCATCACCTACGGTTGCTATCCGGAAACGAGATTGACTCACGCAACCCTGCCCCGAACATCACCGTGGATCGATACAAACGAGGAAATCGTTCACGGATACCCTTACCGGATAACGGCAGATAGAATACGGAATGCGGCGAGCATTCTTTCGACCCGATCGACTTTAGATTCGGCTTATTGGGATGCTCGTTTTGCACAATATCAACTCCAACGGTTTATCCCAACCACGCCTCAGTTTAGCGATTTGGCCGCCGGTTCAAACCCGCATCAGGATTTGGGTTGGTCGGGTTGGTCTTTCAAAGCAGGGCTCTTTGACCCAATCGGATATGATCCGAGCGAATACACTTTCAGCGACGATCCCGAAAAGCAGATATCCTCAACCCTGCCCCGAGCAAATGGCGCACCGTTCGCCGACTTCATGGGATACCCGTCATCGGTAGGCACGAATCTCGAAACTGAATTAGGTTCAAACTACATTTATTATCCACTGCCGGCAGCGTTGATACCGCAACTGTCAATCGTTGATTGGCAAATCGCTGCACCCGGTCAGCCTCTATCGAATGCCATGACGGTTGTGTTGGGGGCCAAGCCGGATTTGACTTTGCTTCTAACGAGTTTAGTTGATCCGGCGCATAGTGAATACACCGCTCGAATGTTTGACTATGACCCGTTCAATTTTTTGGGGCTCCCTCAGTATCAATTTCCGTTTGACCCAAGCGTTACTACGAAGACTGGTTTCTATATTCAATACGACAGAATGGCCGGCGTAGGCTTGCTGCCGGCAACTCACGATCCTGCTCGTTGGGGAGATTTGACTTATGATGCGGGGGCAGGGCAGGTTGTGGTATCGCCGCAATTTTTCACCAACGAGGGCAACCGGATAAACTTCGGCGGGATGGCAGGTTGGACGCACATGGGGCCGCTTCACTATGGCTCATCAACAAGCGGTCATCCATACCGAACAGACCGTGTTTGGTCTATGGTTCACGGCGGGCTTGGCTATGATATCCCACTACACCTGCTCAAACCGGGAGCCGTCAGCGTTCGAGCGAGATCCGGAGGTAGCAATACTTTGAACCTTGAAATGGAGACCCCGTTTCATAGAACCGATACGCTACACCTCGAAGGAATTAGGGCTCGTTATGATGCACTGAGCGTCACCGGATTTGACCTCGGCGGAACAGGAAAACCGGGAGGAAGTCGGCCTGTGCTTGGGCAGTATCACCTCCGCACGAACCTTTGGACAGATGTCGGAAATGCTGGAAACCCGCAAATACAAGCCGGCTCGCCACACGGCCCGATACCCGACCCCGCCACCAATAACGATTTGACCTCGTTTTGGAGCGACCATCCAACAGACAGATTTCACGCAGGGGCCGTTCCGTTCGCTATCGGAACCGATATTGACATATCAACCGTTTCGAGCCTGCGATACCCGATGCCAAATCTCGCAAACTCGGATGAATGGTCGGATCACGATTTGGTCAGCCTCGGCGAACAGTTGCAGTCAAGTGTTGATGTTCATGTTTCAAAGTCGGCCAAGCCGTTTTGGGATTCGGGTTCTATCGTTTCGGCTCAAGGTTTAGGCTATGGCGTTTCGGATACGGTGTCGGGTGTCTATGCGCCCCTCAAGCGTTCATCTCAAAGTGGATATGGCGTTCCCGGATCAGTTGATTGGGGAGCAAGTTGGGCTACCTCGCCGGTCTGCCCTGCGCTCGGCATGGGTCAGCGGGTATTGAGAACGGCAGACGGTTCGCTTCACATCTTCAGCCTACGCCGATCCGCTCAAGTGCCGCAAGTTTCGAGTTGGAAGTCGCCATGTTGGAACCACTACAAGAAGCCTGCTTTCGGAGATATGTTCTTCAACTCAAAGCGACTGAGGGCCAACCCCGCCACAGATACATACGACGGGAAAGATGAAGTGCGCCCGATACTACAACATGTTGAAAACTCTCGATATACGCATTCTCGCTTATGTGGAGCCGCTTTTGCTTCGGATAGCGACGGCACGATCCACTGCGTTATGGAAGTCTCGACTCGGGATACAAAGGGCTTGACTACGCAAAGGGCCGCTCATCAGTTGATATACACATACGCCAAGCGGGATTTTGTTACCGGATCACCAGAGCCCGTTTATGATTGGAACTGGGCTAAGATTGGTTTTGCGTATCAAACTATCAACCCGAACGCCACGGAGGAGTTCGTTGATGATTTGCGCCAGCCCACTTTGGTGTGCGACTCGGAAAACCGGCTGCATTTGGCGTTCATTCAAGTTTTGGGGGCAGATAGAAGTCGCATTGTTTATACGAGCAAACTGAGCGACGAGGGCCAATTTGAAACATTTAATACTGCCGATTCGTCTTATCAAATCGTCAGCCTTGACGATGAAACTTCGGGGGCAACTAATATCGCTGCCGTTGGGCCGCACTCAATACGCAACGCCGACTATCCGAAACTGTGTCTGCGTGGCGACAATATCCCCGTAGTGTTTTATCGTGGTTGCTCGGAAATGACAACTGAGCCAAACCGAAACAAGGCGGCGGTTTATGTCAATGTTGGAAAGGCCGGCAATAACGCAAACGATCCGTCGGGTCGGTTCAGTTTTGACCCAACGCCTTATCAGTGTCTTGGGCTCGAACCGATGCGTGGTGTTCATGCTCTCAACACATACGGAGTAACATACTATGACGCAATTATCGATGAAAGAGATCGTGCGCAGGTTGTTGCCGTTGCTGATGACTCGGTTTTGTTTTCGGTGTTTGATACCGATAAGCAGTTGGCGGATCAATACACCGCAACTGAAGGCTTAGGCATGGCTCGACTTCTTTATCGCACTCGCTCCGGAACCGGCCACACCTTGACCGAACCAACGCTGACCACAGACGGGAAGGGAAATATCCACCTCGTTTTGGCTCATGGGCTCGGCGCACCGGGAGATGCCGCTTGGCTCGGCGCAGTTTATCGGGATGTCACCGCTCCGATTGACAAACCAAACGCCCTGTGGCCTATACAGTGGCCGGGAATTCCCGTTGGCGACTATGCGGCCCCGGCAGGTCAAACAACGCCCGGAGCGGGTGGTTATGGGGGAACCTCGCAACAGGCTGTGTTCCCGCAGCAAACCGGACAACCGGGAGCGATGCCACAATCCGGATCTATACGCCACCTCCTCGAAATTTGGTGGCCCTCGCTTGAGTTTGACTCCGACAACACCGCAACCGATATGGCCCTGCGTTCAATCAACACTCGATGGCTTTCGGTTCCTTCACTATCATTTGATTCAACATACGGCTGGACTCCTATTGGCTCGGCTCAAACTATGGGCGGCCAAGAAGATTTCCCGCACTACGGAGCGCAGTTGAGGTATCAGCGGTTTTGGGGCAACAATGCTGCTGACCTTGACATGAGTTGGCTGACCAATGAGTTATCTTGGGTTCAATCGATGCATGAACAGAGCAGGTTGATGCACCCGTTCGGGATGTCAGCGATGTATGGGTTCTTTGATGAGCCAACTGAAGGCTTGGGGATACCGGGGTATTATTGATGGATGAAACGGAGAGATACCAAAGAATCGTCAATCATCCGCAAGATGATGAATATGTTCTGCAACCGCCGGCGGAACTTCTCGATTTTGCTGAAAAATTAGGGCGTGATCCGAGGATACCGAACAAGGCTATCGGAAGACATATTACCACGCTATGGCGAACAAGTTTCGAGGCCAAAAAACAACACGATCGCGAAACTTCCGAATCTTTGGCAGCCACCGCACCCGAACGGGAAACAATGGCTCGCCCTCAACATTATCCTACATGGTGGGGGATCGGTGCGATACCTTTCCCCTCGGATGTCAATAATCGCTGGATGATGGATTTTAACACCACGGTGTGCTACACTTCGCTCTCGGTTCCCCGGCCCTTTGACCCACACATTCACGGAACCATGAGCCCAAATGTGCCGGGCTTTGGATTCAATTATCTCGGAGGATCTCCGTGGCCCGGTCGGTTTGACATA